AATTATTGGTATAGATCAAGGGCTATTCAAAATAGACCTAATTATAACTATTCTAAATGGCAAGAAATTCCTAAAATAGTAAATCAAGAATTAAATCAAAATTAAATTATTTAATTTTTCAAATTAAGGGCGGAATTAAAAAACCGCCCTTTTTTTTATTTTTCATTAAAAAAAAGCTTTCATAGAAGCCCAGATTTTAACGAAATTAAATTTTAGGATATTTGGTAAGGGGGGATTTTATGCCCCGCCAAAAAGACGGGGCTATAAAATTATTTTTCTTTTAATATAGCTTTTATGCTTTCGAAAGCATTACTTACTTTTGCGACTTGATCTGGTGTTTTATTTTTTAAACTACTTTCAATTAAAGCTAAATTTAAAAAGCCGTTTAATGTTTTATTTAATTGATAAAAATTATTATTTAATTTTTTCAATTCGTGATCTATGCTTTCAATATTTTCAGATATGATATCATCATATTGACCCATAAATTAATTACCCCCCTTCCAAAGTTTTTCAAATTTTTCGTTAAACTCATGAAAGTTTGAATCTTCGAAAGCGTTGTAAGTACTTTCAAAAATTTTATTGCCGTCCCATTTACAAAATTGCGAAATCATTAACCCTAATGCCTCGCAATCCGTTGCTTGTTTTGGATTTCTAAAAGATTGATTTTTTTGCTCTTCAATCAATGCTTTTAATTTTTCGCTTATTGTCATTATACCGCCTTTTTTGGTTTGAGTTGATTTAAAACAAATTCCGCATTTTCATAACTTGTAAAATATTTGTAATGCTTTCCAAAATTCATAACTTTTTTATGATAATAAATATTATCAATTGTGTGTTTATAATTTTGGTCTGAACTTGTTAGCCCTTTATTTATAAATCTTATAAAATCTAAAAGACTTATAAATTCGATTTTTGGTTTTTTTAACTCAAAATTTATATAATAAATTTTTAAGTTATTTTTGCTTCTATTCCAAAAAACATTTTTTCGTTTTTTCATAACCTATTAAATAATGGGATTTTATGAGATTGTCAATTTTACTAGGTTTTTCATATTTTGGCATTTTTAAGCTTTAAAAAAGTGTCCCATATAAGCCCATATTTTAACGAATTAACCTTTTAGGGTACTAGGACACCCCCCAAAAATAGACCCCCTTAAAAACGGCTTATTTTTGCCCTTTTAAATATATCTTATTATATCTTATGATTTATTATTGAATTTTTAACAAAAATAGTTTAAATCTGCTTTTATGTTTAAACTTAACAAAAGGAAAAAAAATGAGTAAACAATCAATAATTACCCAAAATGCATTAAAACCTATTGGAAAAGAAATTGCTGCGGGTATTAAAAAAGACGGGTTAAAATTTTTTAATCCGTTTTTATCTGAGTCAATGCAAAACAGACCAAAAAACGCTGTTACAGGTTACGAATATAATGGAATTAATTTTTGGAACTTGTCTTTTATTCAGATGGAAAATAAATTTAAACAACCCCTTTATGCTAGCGAAAAGGTTTGGAAGCAAACAGGGGCAACTATTAAACCTGAGTTTAAAAAAAAGGGTTACCCCATTTTTTACTGGTTTAAAAAAAAATATACTAGGTCAAAATTAGTAGATACTACTAATTTAGATAATCCAGATAATTTTTATTATAGACAGCATTTAAAAATAACTTATGGATTTAATGCTGATCAAGTTGACTTAACAAATTCAAATTGGTCATATCCAAAAATTAAAAAAGCTGTAAACAAAGTTAAAGAAAATAGAGATGTATTTAATTTTGTTGATAATCAAAAAGGGCTAGTTTTAAAGCATAGCGATCAACCAAAATGCTATTATGCCCCCGAGTTAGATTATATTCATATGACTAATAAGCAAAATTTTGTAGATACAAAAAATAAAACTTCTGCGTCATTTGAGTATTATTCCACTTTGTTGCATGAATTGGTGCACTGGACAGGTCATAAATCTAGAACTAATAGATTTAAATTCAATTTAAATTTATTTAACGAGGATAAAAGAAAAGAGTACGCCCTCGAGGAACTTATTGCGGAAATTGGGGCTAATCTTTTATGCATTAATTTTAATATGCAAAAAAAAGTGAATGATAACTCACTTGCTTATTTAAAATCGTGGATTAAAGCATTAGAAAACGACACTGTATTTATTGAAAAGGCATTGTCTCAATCATGGTTAGCAATAGAGTATTTGAATAAAAATATTGTTGAAAATACAGCTAAAAAAACAGCATAACAGACACCAAAAAAGACTAAAAGGCGGGTTAAATACCCGCCTTTTTTTATGTTAATTTATTGCAAAATATGATAGTTATTTTGGTATGTTTAAACTTAACTTAAAAAATAGAAAAAAAGAGTTAAAAAATCTTTATTTAAAATTTTTAAATAAAAATAATGAAGATTTATTAGCTAAAAAAGTTGATGTTATTAATCAAATAAATCAACTTAAAAAAGAAAATAAACTAAAAATATATGTAATTAAATTCAATGGTATTGGAACTTGGATTGATACTATTAATGCTAATTATATGAGCGTTAAATATCATTTAAACGCTATTCAGGACACTAGCGAACTTGAGCCGTCTATCTGGTTTAAAAATTGCTTTTATCTTAAACAAGTTTAATTTTTATTTTATTTTAATAATTAAAGGCGGGTTAAATACCCGCCTTTTTTTATACCTATTCTAAAAAATTCAAGTGATTAAAAAACCGCCTGGTATATGTTAAAAGACTTTTAATGAAGCGTGAAAATCAATTTTATAACTGGATTAAAACAAACTCGAATAATATTTATTTATGCAAGATCGAGCATAGTTTAAGCGTTGGTATTCCTGATTTATTGGCGGTTATTAATAACAAAACAGTATTTATTGAGCTAAAAATAAATGCCACTAATTCACCTGAAAAAATAGGATTAAATAAATTTCAAAAAGCGTGGCATATTAAGTTTAATAAGTCAGGCGGGTTAGCTTTTATCCTAGTTAATAGGGTCATTCAAAGCGATCTTAAACTTTTTAAGCTTGGGGCGGGGGGAATTTCGCACATAATCACGCAACCAAAGACAAGGCACGGGCTCCAAAATATTTTTGACGCAATAAAAAATTAATAAAATAGTTCCCATATTTTCTAATGATCTGTAATGATCAATTATCACTTATTACAAAGTCTTATAAACTCATGGAGCGTGGGGCATTTTCCCATAACCCCACGTTACAAGGCTCAATACTCAATCGAAAATAGTTTTTACAAATTCCTAGAAAATCACGGAAAAATAATATAAAATATATTCTGATATGTGTGGATACGTAAGTTACTTACACGTAAGCAAGGAAATAACATTTGAAAAAAATTTTATAAAATTTTAAAACTTTAAGGTTCATGGATCATAAAAATTTACCAACAGATCAATTACGAGATCGTGTAGAAAAGGCCTGGCTTCAACACATAAAGTTGTGCCAAGATAATTTTTTATATTTTGTACGAGAAGTCTGGCCAGATATTGTGATGAAACAAGAAAAAGATCCTGAGAAGTGGGGTCATCATCAAATCATGGCGCATGAGTTCACAAAGATTGCAACGCAAAAAAAAGGGAGGCTCATTATCAATATGCCTCCAAGGCATACTAAATCTGAATTTGCTTCCTTTTTGTACCCAGCATGGATGATAGGGAAGTTTCCAAAAATGAAAATTATGCAGGTGACACACAATGCAGAATTATCAGCAAGGTTCGGCGCGAAAATCAGAAACCTTATGGATACGCCTGCTTACAAACAAATATTTGGCGATGTGTTTTTAAGACCTGATGCTAAAGCAAAATCAAAATGGGAAACCAATCATGGGGGTGAATATTTTGCTGCGGGTGTAGGAGGCTCGATTACAGGTCGTGGTGCTGATTTGTTAATTATTGATGATCCTCACACAGAGCAGGATGCACATAATAAACAATCCTTTCCTAGAACATATGATTGGTATTTATCGGGACCCAGACAGCGTTTGCAACCTGGCGGATCAATTGTTTTGGTTATGACAAGATGGGCCACTAATGATTTAACAGGTCTCCTAACAAAAGCTGAGGATGAACCAAAAGCTGACAAATGGTCTAAGATTTCTTTTCCTGCATTACTTGATGACGGAGAACCTTTGTGGCCAGAGTATTGGTCAAAGGAAGATTTAGAAAGAACCAAAGCATCTATTTCAATACGTGGTTGGTCTGCACAATATCAACAAAATCCAACTTCAGAAGAAGGAGCATTAATTAAACGTGAATGGTGGCAACCTTGGGAAGGTGCAATACCAGAATTAGAATATGTGATTCAAAGTTATGATACTGCATTTTCTAAAAAAGAAACTGCAGACTACTCTGCTATTACGACATGGGGAATATTTAGACCTTATGAGGGTTATGAAAAAGCATTAATTTTATTAGATGCAGAAAAGGGTAAATATGATTTTCCTGAACTTAAAAACAAAGCATTTGAATTATATAAATATTGGGAACCCGATATGTGTATCATTGAGGCGAAAGCATCAGGACAACCTTTACTGCAAGAGTTCAGACGTGCAGGTATACCTGC